CAACCTTCAGGTTGATGCTGGTGTCATCGTCATAAGAAACGAAGGACAGTTCGGTGTAGCCAGGGCCAAAGCCATAACCAGCCTTGCCGCTGATGCCGTAGTCCACTTCACCAGTGTCAGGCACTTTGACCATGGGGCCAATCTGGGCATACGCACCACCACCTTCGATGCCCAGGTGCAGATCAATGTCCATACCGCCAACACCAGTGTCAAGGTTGGAACCGACGTTGGCTTCAGGGTTGAAATACACGGGAGCTGCGTGCGCAGGCAATGCCAGCACACTGGCGATACCGACGACACCACTCGCAATCAAAGTTTTGAGCATGGGAAAGAGGGTTAACGTTTTCCCTGGCCACGGTATCTCTTTTTGCCTCGCTTGGGGCGACTGTGCTTGCCAGCTCCCTGCGTGGTGCGTTTTGGCTTGCCGACGACAAAGACATTTCCGCTAAGTGACTTGGCCATCAGTACCCGTCAGTTGACTGCAGGTTCTGATATTTAAGAGCCAAGCCAGTAAACAACCCATGCTGGGGATGGCTGATCATGTCTCGACCATCAAGGAAGAACAATTCTTCCAGCCATAACGTCCGAGCAGCCATCGCTTGTACGTCAGACGCCCCAGGCTTAGACGCAATCATCGGGTCAGGTCGTTGCATCATTCAGCAGCAATAGAAAGCAGCGCCCAGCCGAGCACCAGCAGGACGCCTGTAGCTAAACCAGCCAGAAACGTCATTCGATCGCGTCAGGCCAGGCTGTAGCGATATTAGGGTTAGCCACCGTTTCCATCACGGCATTGCCGTTATCGTCAACAACACCGTTGCCATCGTCATCGGTTTGCTGCTGCTCAATCGTTGCCGATCCAAACAGCAGTTCCTTCAACGCTGCAACATCAGAGCAGTTGTCGATTTCGGTTTCGCGCGTGTTGCAGGCTGTACGCACTGCAGCGCGATAAGTGGTGTAGTTAGAGGGTTTGGCTGCCTTGAACTCAGCAAAAGACGTTGCCTCGTCAAGCGCCTTAATAACGCGCTTATCAGAGTCGTTAAGCAGGCTGGCAGCAATCTCGTTCTGCTTTGCTTTCCACAGTGTTTTGAGACCTGTGGTGGTGTTGCCGTCGTCGTCAGTTACGTCATCCAGCTGCTTGGGTGTCGAACTATTCCAGTAGAACCTTTGATCGTAATTCGTATCTTCTGGTTCTTCCCACACCATGCCGATACCACGCTTGGTGGCATCTGAGGTCTGACGCATCCACTTGTTTGAATACTGGATGCCAGTGGCTTCATTGACGAACGCCACGTCATAGGCGATTCGGCGTGATCCGAGTTTCCAGGGCATGGGTCTAGACCGATGGTGTGAGTTTAACGAGCAAGCCCGCCATTGGCTTGGAAGGGGTTAGAAGCAAATGCGAGATATATGTAACTCTCGCCATTCAGGTTTATCTCTGACGCGCCATTATCGCGCAGGCAGAACCCGTTGCTCAATATGTCAATGCCAAAATCTGGTGCTGAAGCGGTGCTGCCGTTACCACGCTTCTCTTCCGTGTTTGCGTTGTTGGCAAATAACGAATTTACATTGACGTTATTTGGTTCTCTTGCGGCATCAAATATCGCCCAACCTGTATAAGCAGGGTAGGCAGTAATTGATGTAGTTTTTATCATTATCCACCTGGGTTGGAATCCGGTGTGCTGGAAATTTTTACCTGAATTGCCTTGATAGGAACCAAATGCGCTATAGCCTGCAACAGGTGCAAAGCAGTAGGCGATAAATGTTCCATTGTTTGTAACACCATCGCTGCCGTTAGAAAATACAGAAGACGTGGGCGCAGTGTTATTCCAAGCGTCAGCTGATGTTTGTGAAGCGCCTGTTGTCTGAAGCAATATGTATTTTGTTGCTCCTAGGCTGCTGTGATAAACAAACCAACTAGCAGAAGCAGACCGAGATTTGCGAATAATTACTGATGGAGCAGCGTTCAATCCATGCCCGACAGTCGCGCCTGCTGATCCATTTCCTGTGTAAGAAACAATACTAAACCCAGCCTCAGGATTTGCTTTAACAGTTGCCTGAATACTGCCGCCAAAGTTAGATGCGCCAGCAGTGCTGTTCGTATTGATCTGACCACCCATTCCTGAGTGGTTAGCGCAACTGTAGTAGAGCGTTGAAACACCTGTTCCAAGAACCAATGTTGTCTTGGCACCTGCGCTGCCAGGCGTTCCGGTGTGCGTCACGCCCGTGGTGTAATCAGTGCCGTTAGCAGACGTTCCAAACCGAATCGGATGGCCTGCGTTGCTGCTATCTGACTGATCAAAGATGTAGGTGCTGCCCTCAGCAAGGTCAAGCGTTACTGCGCTGGTGCCAAAGTCATCGAAGCGGTACTTGTTGCCGCTGTCGCTAACAACTTTGACGGTGTAGGTCTTGTTGCTGTTCGCCCCAGCGTTGAAGGCCCATCCGACGTAAGTGGTATTTGATTCGTTGCCATTCTTTGCGCTAGTAGTGCCTGCTGACATTGTGTATCCATCTGAATTAAACGCTGACAAATAACCATGCTCATGATTGGTTGCTTCGGCATCTGCAAGGTCGCTGCGCAATACTTTGCCTGCGGCTCTAACAATGTCATACCAGTTTTGCCCGTAGGCTTGGTTACGCGCTTTTGTCCAAATCAAATCAGGACTAAACCCAATGTTTGCAATTGTGCGTGTTGAGTTTCCATTTCCTGTATAAGTCACCACATCAAACTGAGCCGAACCATCGGGAATCGTCGCGGCAGGCAATGCCGTGGTGTTCAATGCGGCGTAACCACTAGGCATCGGGTACTTGAACCGCGAAGCTCCAAAATTTATTGCAAGACTAGCTGCAGCGTTTTTCACGCTAGGAGTCCAAGTTTCATCGTCGTCGTTTAACGCAGTCGAACTACCGATTGCAACACCGTTCTTGTAAAACTGGATTGCTTGCGTTGCAGAATCAAGATCTAATGCAATACCTAACACATCGCCATTCGCCAAAGTAGTTCCGCTGAATGTTTCAACGGCTGAACCAGAATTTCTGTAAATAGCGGATTGACTAGCTTGAGAATAAAACTGAACCTTTTTAGTAAACGTGCCGCTGTCTTGCGTGTCACTTGCTACGCCAACCAAGAAAGTATTGTTGACATTATCAAGAGTGCCAGTGTTAGTCACCTCCCAATACCATTGGCCAGTTGTAACCCCAATAGTTGCAAAGTTATTATTAGTCCCTGTGTAAGCAAGATTTCCGTTTGACAGTGTTCCACCCTGCGAAGACAAGGGATTCAGCGTTGCGTAGTTGCCGCGCTGATAGCCACCCGTCGTGTCCGTTGCGCTCGCATCTGCAGTGACTGCATTTGGTACGTCAACAAGACAATCCTCATCCGACCCAATCTCGTCATCACCGATTGCCATATACAAATACTCTTGCCCACTGGTGTTTGCAGCGGTGCCCTTAAGTTGAAAACCGTTCTCCAACACATCAATAGTGACAATATCTGCCTCAGCGTCACTTGCGTTTGGCTTCAAGCCTTTTGCATTGGCTGAATCAGTGTCCCGCTGAGTGTCGTTAATCACCCATGAGCCAGTGCCAGTGCTCTTGAACAGGATCCATCTGGGCTTAAAGCCGGTCACGACTACAGGGCCTGTGGTGCTGCCATTGCCGGTGTACGAACCAATCCGCTGGTAGCCGGGGACATCTGCAAAGCAATAAGCGATGTGATCATCGCCACTTGTGTTTACTGCACCGGCTGTACCAATAGAAAACACCGAAGACGTGGGATCTATGCTATTCCAAATATCACTAGCATCAGTAGCAAATGCGATTGTGCTGTTCAGATACAGGTAACCGGTAGCCATATTGGCTACAGACCCGTGGTAAACAGCCCAGTTACTAGCAGTGTCTCTTGTTCGGGCTATCACAAGTTTTGGGGCAGTATTTAATCCATGCCCAACAGTCGCATTTGAGCCCGTTCCTGCATAAGAAACGATACTGAAGCCGTACTGAGCGTTTGCAGATACCGATGAAGTGATGCTGCCGTCAGTGTTAGAAACTGCCGTGCCACCTGCCTTCCAGCACCAGGCAACATGTGTTTCATTTGAATCATTTACTGACCACGCAGCTCCCTGACCTACAGTAAAACCATCTGAATTAAATGATTTGAAGGCATTTTGTGAGTCAGAATTATTAGTATCTCCGGTCGTCCTATTAGATGAAAGTATTACACCAGCGCCCCTCACTGAGTCAGATAATACGTGAAATGAAGTTTGACTTCTGGACTTGATCCACACAAAATCCGGCTGGAACGCCAAAGAGTCGATCGACTGCGTTCCACCGTTGCCGGTGTAGGTCACCACATCGAACTGCGTTTTGCTGGTGGTCAGACCTTCATTGGTGACGATGTTGTTTACGTCCCAGTTGTTTCCTGACCGATCCGCAAATGCTGCAAATACGTAAGTCTGACCGCTGGCGTTTGTTGCGTTTCCTGATCCAGTAACAGTAAACCCGTTATCAGTTAGATCAAAAACACCATCAAAAGCATCAGCGCCACTTGTGTCGGCAAAAAGCACCACATCACCGCGCTCTTTGTCTTTAATCTGCCAGTTGTATGAACCCGTCGAAGACTTGACAATCAAAAATGCGGGCCTAAAACCGCAGTCCACCGTGTGAGTTGAACCTGTGCCGCTGTAGCTCGAAAATTTTGAGTAGCCCGATACCTCGCTCCAGACGTAAGCAATGTGCTCATCGCCGCTTTTGTTTACGTCAGTATCTGTGCCAACGGTGAAAAGACTTGCTGTTGGCGCGGTGTCATTCCATGAATTTGCTGCAGTTTGTGCAGCACTGGTTGAATTAAGTTTTAGTCGTTTTGTTTCGCCTGTACTGACATGAAACACATTCCATTCAGATGGCGACGTGTCTAGATTCTTGACGATATACCACTTAGGCACAGTTGAGAGTCCGTGCTCAATCGTCCCAGCAGTGCCCGTGCCTGTGAACTTACAAATACTGAAGCCATAGTCAGTTGATGCTGAGACTTCTGCATTGATCGTGCCAGCTGTTTTAGAAACAGCAGGCCCGCCAGCTCGCCATGTCCAGGCAACGTAATTTTTGCCAGAACCGTTAACACCAGCAGCACTACCCAGATTAAAACCGTCTGGGTTAAATGTATTCAGTTCGTTTGTTGAAGTGCCCTGTGCCGTTGTTAGGTGACTTGAAAGGTACTTGTTAGCCCCACGCACTGTGTCGTAAATGTTGTGACCGTTTGTTGATGTTCTTGACTTAATCCATACCAGCCCAGGTTCAAAGTTCAAGCCGCCGATATTTTGCGTTCCACTATTACCCGCGTAGGTAATGACATCCATCCCTTTCTTAGGGTCAAGGTCAGGGATTGTTGGTGCGGAATCAAAACCCAGCGCCTCAATCGTTGACGAATCGCTGAAGTTCAGGTGGAAGCCGTTATTTACTGTCGCAACGCTTGGATCAACAAGTTCTAATCCATCAACCTTGATATATCTGAGTCCAGAGCTTCCGCTTTGCCCAACATTGATCGTGATAGCCGTTAAATCACCCGTAAGCCCCGTGTCAATAAGCCCTGGCGCTCCATCAATGGCATGAACAGTTCCATCGACAGTAAGACGAATTTCGGTGTCACTTGCTTGTGTTCCAGAAGGGCCGCTGCCATTGACAACGTAAATATGAATTGACTTTGAAGCAGTAATAGCTTGGGTAAACGTCCAAGTGGCGAGTGTGTTTGCACCAGTAGACGGACCAGTACTAACGTCATTGTCAAACAACGCAGCAATAGTAGGGCTAAAAGTTCCTGCTGTAACTGAACCGTATGTACTCCAAGTCTGATCTTTGTTGAAACCGTCGTAAGAGCCGGTATATTCTTTCGGCACCCAAACGCCGTCGCTGCTGCGCGTTTCACCAAAGTCAGTCGGCGCAAGCGCCTGACCATCAACAAACTGGACATCGGCCAAATAAGCACTTAGATAACTATTAAAAACAGCTCCAACACCATGCTGAATGGTATCATTTACTCTTGTTTGATGGTTTTGTGAAACTGATCCTTCGGTCCCAAAGCTAGTAACTCTATTTCCGTTGATATATAAAATTCGCCTGTCACCCGCGGTACTGTTAGTGGAATCAAAAACGTAAGTTATATGCAGCCACGCTGAAGGGTCTCTAAAAACTTGAGTTGTTATTAAACGTCCTACAGCACCAGAAGAATCTCTATCAAAAACATCAATTTTATCGTTTGAGTCAAAACGAATTAAAAAATAATTGTTACCTGCAGATTGCGCTCCAAATAACTCTTGCTCTGCGCCAAGTTTGCTTCTTTTTACCCACGCCGCCCAAGTCCAAGTGCGGCGGTTACCAGCAGACGAAAAAGTTTTACTCAAATAGGAGCTATCACCGCTGTTGAATCTCAGTGACTTGGGGATAACGTACTCAGCAGCCGCAGCAGCCGCTGTTGCAGTAGCCAGCAGCGGGGAAGAAAGATTGCCAGGAACCGTCATCAGGAAGCTGCCTTCACGTCCAGGTGTGATGTAATCATAATCTTTTCGTCAGCCATGACTGCATAAGCCAGGATTGAAACAGCACTTGCCGTGTCAGTCACTGTCGGTGCAGTTCCACCAACAAAGCGATAGTTCGACGAGAACGCCAGTGTTCTGCCGCCGGTCGAATCTTGGTGGACCTCAATAAACCCTGTTTGGCCTTCGACAACATTTGTTGGGTTGCCTAATGTTCGGTCCCCGCCCAAAACAACTTTGTAATTATTATTGTCATCGAAATCGATCGCTATGGTTGCCGCGTCGGTCAGCGTTGTAATCGCTCCACGCACACCACCTGTAACCACCTGACCATTAGTGGTTTCGGTAGCAAGCAGGAAAGACGCAAAGCCAAGGTTGCCGCTTGCATCGGTTTTCAGCGCCTGATTTGCCGTTCCATCAGCCGCAGGCAGCGTGAAAACAACGTTGCTAGCGACAGTAGCCGGGGCCTGAAGCGCCACATAGTTGCTGCTGTCTGAATCAGCAAATCGCACATCAGACTGCGCATTCAGCGTGATGTCGCCTGTAAACGTCGCACCAGAAGCACTGACCAAGCCGAAGTTGGTCGATGCCGTTCCAAGCGTGATAAACCCGTCGTTAGCGGCGTTGCGGATCTTGAGCGTTGCCGGTGTGGTGCTGGTGTCCAGAAACACCATGTGAGCAACCAAGTTGCTCGGCGCTGATGATCCGCTGTTAAGCGTTTGGATCGCACCAAGAATTGAGTTCAGCTCAGTACGGAATGCACTGCCGCTTTGGTTAGCGAGTGAATAATCAGTTGCCTGAGCCATTAGGTGATCTCCTTGCCGTGGCCAACGGCTTGATAATCAAATGTCCTGTCCACAATGCTACCGCCAGATGCTTTGAACGTAATGGTGAAGCCAGTCCTGCTAACACTGCTCAGCTCAAAGAAATCACCCGTTGCCATGTTTGTGGCCGTAATCGTGATGCTTGGTGTGCTGTAGAAGGCAGATGGGAACGTGATTGCCTTCGCTCCGGTGCCGCTGCTGATGTTGCGTTCTTGTTCTGTCCGGCGTTGCAGCTTCACAGACACGCCCAATGTTTCGACCACAGGATCCTGCGTGTCGTTCTCCGTTTCCATCTCAACTTTGAACTGGAAGCCCCGCCCGCGTTTTGTGGAGTTAGCAAATGGCTCCCAAGTGCCGTAAGTAGGCGAACCGCCGGGGTCATCATTAGTCGCTCTGACATACAGCTCAGCATTGGTCTCTGACAGGTCGTCAGCGTCAATGTCGTTCCAAGTGTCGATGAGGTTGCTGCGCGAATCCCAGAAGTCGTCAGGGTTGATCGACTTCATCTGCAGATTGGCCAGCAGCTCAACGTCAAACTTCGCCCCAAGGTCAAGCGTGTTGGCAAAGATGTAATTCCCTGTGCTTTGAACGCCGCCAAAGAAGTCCAGATTGGTTACAGAGTCGAAATCAGTAATCGAGTCAATCAGACCCTTGCCTGACAAAGTGATGCCGCCTTCTGTGACGCTGTTGAAAGACTGCGAAAACGTACCAGTGAAGTTGGGGCTTTCTGTGTAGGTCTGAACAACCTCTAAATCCTGAGGCTCTGGCAGCTCGACCAAAACCTTGGGGATGCCGGATTCAACCGCATAGTTGCCAACCGAATCTTTTGCGCGGACAAGGTAATTGCCGGACAGCAACGGAACAATCTTTCTGGTTGAACTGCCGTTGACAGCCGGGACAATTTTTTCGCTGCCACTCCACTTAATGTCCCCAGTGGTGCGTGGGTTGTGCCGGATCTCAACCGTTCCACCGTTGCGAACATCCAAATCAGCAGCTTCCGGCCAGTGCAGCTCTGCCGTGTGCTGATCGATTGGTGTGATGTTTAGGCTTGCAATGTTGCTTGGCGGCGTACTCTTGCCAACCGTTGTGATTTTGCCGGTGGTCCGAGAAGAACGACGTTTGCCTGTTTGCTCGACATCTAAGCCATAACCAATCGCTGTAACGCTGACCTCATAGACACCCGTCTCGCTGTCAAGAATGTCAAAACCTGTGGTGGTAACAGTTTGTCTTACAGGCTTGTCGTCGTCGAGCTTGTATTCGACTTCATATTCCTGAGCCCGTGCAGATTGCTGCCAGTTGATCTTGACACGCTGCAAGACCTTGTCACCTTCTTCGTACAGCTCTTCAACCAAAACAAGGTTGGTGACTGGATCTGGTTTTTCAGCCAGTTGCGTTACATCGCGTGGCGTAAAAGTATGAGATGCCTCGATAACTCCGTACTTATCGCGCTCATGCGCCAAAGCTGTAATAGCGTAGGTTGACTCGTTCTCCTCAACGGACAGAACTTTCCACAGACTTAAGGCAACGTCCGAATAGCCGATTGCATACGTTGCACCAGCAAGAGGCGCTAAGTTCAGCGTTGACCCAGGTGTGACAGTGTTGCCTGAGATCGTTGAATCAGCAACAACCTGCACTGTGCCATCAGCCAAGACGACATTAAAAGTAAAAGTTGCTGGCACTGACGTTCCAAACATGTCAGTAGCCGTGCGATCTAACTTCACTGAAGTCGTTGTTGACCCTGACGTGATTCGGCCTGCAAGAGTCTTGCCAGCGCGAACAGGATCACCAATCTTGATCAGATCGCCAGGGCGTACCTTGATGCCTGCAGCCATGTCTGTTTCAAAGCTGCAAACCTCGCTTTCATTATGCGATGTGTAGAGAAACCACAGACCAAGACGTCTGGCTTGCGCTCTACTGGTGCAGGCAAAAGCTGTGATGTTCTGCTTGTTGTAGCCGTACTTTCTAACTGGCTTGAATGATGTTTCATGCAGCTCGACTAACTCATATGCAAAATCGCGAAGGTTGTTATCGAAGTATTTAACAGCAACACAAGTTGGTCGGCTTTTTAGGCTTGAGCCTGAGTAACTAAAACCCTCTTGCGTTACATTTGTTTGGTTAAAAATATACGCAAAGTTAAGAGGGTCTTCTTCGCGGTCTTGGGCCAGCGTAATGCCGCCTGCTTCCCAAAACGGCATAGCCCTGAAGACAGAGCACATCTCTTGAATAAGCTTGTAAGCCTCTTGCTGCGTTTGCAGCAACACATTGCAGCTAAATCGTGGCTCACCGTCTACCAAACCCCCGCAGTACTCACTAGCTTTTTGAAAGCTGTATATATCTAAATTTTCGGCAACATCAGAAGCCCCAGTAAATGTCCCCGCAGCGTCTTTTGCTCGCTCCTCTGGCGTAAGAACTT